GTTTCTTGACGTTCTTGAAAAAGTTAGACAAAACATTATTGCACAATGGACACTTACAGACGTAAATGATGTAGGTGTTCGAGAAAGTTTATATATGCAAGGCAGGGGCCTTGATGAGATTGTGCGAGGACTCCGCACCTTAGTAGGTGATTGGGCTGTGGAGCAGTCTCGCAAAGTTTCAAAATCCAATAGAGGAAGAAGATCGTGAGCGAAGCTACAGTCACCAACCCAGTAGGGACGGAAGTCTCTCAGGGGAGTGAGCGCAGACGCACGAGCAGTGAGATTCAAGCAGGATTAGCTGAAATGCTTCGGGCTGACTATGTGCAGCCTGAAGAGCAAGCGCAGGACGAGTTTCAGCAAGTCGTCGAAGAACACGATGACACTGAACTCGAAGACGGCTATGAAGAAGAGGCCGTCGAGTCTGAGTTTTATGAGGACTCAGATGAAGTGGATGAGATGGACGAGGAGACTGAAGGTGAACAATCCGAAAGCGAGAGTGCATCCTACCGTGTCATAGTAGACGGCAAAGAGATGCAAGTCCCGCTTGACGAACTCATATCAGGCTACCAGCGGGGATCGTCATTCACACAGAAGAGTCAAGCATTAGCAGATGAACGAAGAGAGTTTGAGGCTAATACTATGGCTGTTCAGCAGGAGCGTGAGTCGTATGCGACCGTGCTCCAGCAACTTCGACAGCAAATGGATGCTGCAACGCAACCGAATGTTGATTGGGACCGCTTGGAAAGGGAGAACCCCGTTCAATGGCTAAAGCTCAAAGAACTTGAGCGAGATCGGCAAGCACACATCCAGGCAGTACATGAAGAACAAGTTCGTATGCAACAACTTTTAGAGCAGGACAACGCTACAAGATTGCAATCACAACTTGAATCTGAACGTGCTTTGGTGTTGGAGAAAATCCCTGAGTGGTCCGATAGTGAGGTTCAAAACCATGAACAAAGGCAGTTGATAAACTTTGGTTTATCTCTTGGTTTTAATGAAGATGAACTAAGTAATATCTACGATCACAGAGCATTGATAGCTTTGCGTGATGCGTGGAGATACAACGAGCTTGTAAATGGCAAGAAAATCAAATCGGTCAAATCGAAAATCAAAAACGCAAAACCTGGCGGCAAACAAGTGAGCCGACAGATGCGTAGTCGTAAGGCAAAAGCCCAAAGAGCAAAGCTGAAACAAACTGGAAAGGTTGAGGATGCTGCGTCTTTGTTGGGTGCAATACTTACGCAATAACTTTAGGAAACTTTTACTATGGCAGTCGTAACGAACACCTTTTTGACGTATGACGCAAAAGGGTTACGGGAGGACTTGTCGGATCTGATTTCCGATATCAGTCCTACGCAGACTCCGTTCCAGAGCAACATTGGGACGCGAGATGCAGAAGCAACATATTTTGAGTGGCAGACAGATGCACTTGCCGCCGCTTCAGCAACACCCGTTGTTGAAGGTGAGGATCTGAGCAGCTTTACCGCAGTTACCCCGACCGCTCGCATGGGGAACTACTGCCAGATCAACATGGTCGATTTCATCATTTCAGGAACGGAGCAGACCGTCCTGAAGGCTGGTCGGGCATCTGAAGTTGGTTATCAGGCAGCAAAAGCAGCTAAGGAACTAAAGCGTAATGTTGAGGTTGCTTGCTTGCTAAACGGTGTTGGTGCCGTTGCTGGTGCCACGGGAACCGCTCGCGTAACTGCTGGGTTCCCTGGCTGGATTAAAACCAACGAAACTTCTACCAACGTAACCAAGCCTTCCTACACGGGTTCAACCCCGACAGGTGCGGCTCAGGTGTGGAAGTCTTTCGGTACGCCTACCGCGTTTACCGAAGCTATGCTTAAGACCACAATGCAGGAGTGCTTTAACAGCGGTGGTGAGCCGTCGATGCTGATGGTGTCTCCGTTTAACAAGACACAGGTAAGTGGTTTCAGCGGGATTGCCTCTAGCCGCTACAACGTAGACGGTGCAGAGCCTTCCGTGATTATCGGAGCAGCAGACATCTATGTTTCTGACTTCGGCAATCTATCAGTTGTTCCGAACCGTTTCTTCACTACGGTGGTAGATGCTGGTGCTGGTTCGCTGATGAACGATTGGGCGTTGTTGATTGACCCCGATGAGGTCAAGCTGGCTACGCTCCGTCCGTACAGCATTGAGGCTCTTGCCAAGACGGGAGATGCTGACAAGCGTATGGCGTTAATCGAGTGGGGGCTTCAGGTTAGCAACGAAGCTGCTCACGGTATTGTTGCTGGTATTACCGCAGCATAAACCAATTAAAAACCTAGAGGGGTGGGGGCTTCGGCCCTCGCCCCGATAGGCGGGAACCAATGAAAAAAATACTTGATTACGACCCGATAACTAAAACGACTCAGTGGTTTCATTATGACGAGTCTACAAACCAGTATGGTTTAGAGACTGAGCAGGATGTTACCCATATTGTTCAAGCGAACAAACGTCAGTTTAATCAAGTAGATGAACGTGCAAACTGGAAAGGCGACCAGCATCATGTCGCTTCAATACCAATGAGTGTTTATCACCAATTAGCAAAAATTTCTAACAATTTTAAAGATCAAAAAGTAATCAAGAAGTGGCTGAACGATCCTGACAACAAGGTGTTTAGAACACGACCTGGGAAAGTCTGATGGCAATTTCGACATATGCAGAGTTGCAGACCGCAGCGGCGAATTGGCTAGACAGAACAGACCTTACGTCACAAATACCTAACTTTATTGACCTAGCGGAAGCGACATTTAACAGAACGATCCGCAACCACAGAATGATTACGAAAAATGATTCGTATTCATTAGGTGCTCGTTACGTCAACCTGCCTACTGACACGCTTGAGATCATTAGGATTGTATTAGATACAAGCCCTGTCATTACGCTAGAATACTTAACGCCAGAAGAAATAGCAGAACGGCGTATGGGCCTGTCTAGTACAGGCAAGCCAATATACTTCACGGTTGTCGGTGGTAGCACAAATCAGATAGAGCTTCTGCGTTCACCAGACGAAACGTACACATCGTCGATTGTCTATTACACCAAAATCCCTGCACTTAGCGATTCTGCTACAACGAATTGGCTGCTAACTAACCATCCAGATATATACTTGTTTGGCACATTGGTAGAGGCAGAGCCATATTTAAAAAACGATGAGCGTATGCCTATGTGGAGTGCTAGGTTGAGTAAGGCGTTAGAAGAATTGAAACTTCAAAGTGAAAGAGAGATGCACACAGGGTCGTCTTTACGGATGCGATCAAGGGTACTTGGATAACACATGGCGGCTAGAACTACAAACCTGAATCTCTACAAGCCTACCGTTGGCGGCGATACCGACAACTGGGGTGGATTTCTTAACAACAATGCTGCGTACATTGACGCATTGTTTGCAAAAAGCAGTGCTGCTGTAACGCTCCATGTGAACAATCAACAGATAGACGGAACGTCGAGCTATCTGTTTGATAGCGTTAAAATGGGCGATGAC